GTTGTTCCAGCCTTCATTTCCTGAACCATGCTCCAAATTCCCTAATCCTGCTGCGTTCACACCAAGAAAAGTATTACCATCATTTCCTAGGTATTGGTCAGTATAAGCATCTCCATCTAATTTAAAATTGCCATTTACGTGAAATTTTTTAGATGGTATTTCTGTACCGATACCAACACGCCCAGATGCATCTATAAATATTCTAACACTATCAGACCCAGCAGAAGCTCCAGCCTCTATATTCGCTCTTGTTCCAGCTTGTATACGGAATGGTGCAGAATCATCAAATCTAAATTGAACAGCGGCAAGAGAAGCCTGAAGAGCTCCAATTTTACCATCTGTTCTATCAATTGTCGTAGAAGCACCTATACCTGTTTGTGATACATAAATATTTCCACCATTTACGTGAAGTGCTTGAGATGGACTATTAGTCCCTATTCCTAATCTATTATTAGTATCATCCCAGAAAATATTTGGATTGTCTTCTGCTAATGCTTTATCAGCATCTAAGAATAATATACTTCCTGGTGTGCCACCACTCATTACTGTTCCTATGTTCAAACTTCTATAATCTGCATTACCTGAACTTTGTATAATATCATTATTTATTTGTATAAATGCACCATTTATTTCTCCTAGTGCTGTTTTAAAAACATTAGAATCTTCTAATAGTCCTTCTACAACACTTTTATCTGTCATATTAGATAGCCCTAAGACTACATCGTTCAATCCTTTTTCTAAACTACCAATTCTTTTGTCAGACTCCATTTCATTGATTCTGTCATAATGGAATCCATCTATTCTAGCAGAAACTATATCTTCTATTTTATCAACTTCTAAGTCATAAGGTTTTGGTATGTTTTCATTCAAGCGTTTTACCTCATCTTTTAGCTCCTTGACAGATTTATCAGATGATTGTGTAATATTAGATAAGCCTTTTTTGATATTATCTAATTCTTTCTGAGTCAATAGTGTGCCATCTTTTATTTGTTTGTCAAGGTCATCTTTCAATTCAACCAAAGACGCTAAAACTTTAGAAGTCTTACCTTCCATTCTTTCATCTAATAAAGCATCTCTTTCGTCTTTCTTCAGTTGCTTTTTTAGTTTGCTGTCTTGTTTTAAAGAGCTTTCAAACCCATAGTATTCGTCTGGACTGACCCCTAATTTATCCAGAATCCTCCTTGTCGTTTTTTCAAATACATCTTTAGCTTCCTCTGAAGTTGTGTCCTCTCCCTCATTAAAGAGGTTATTCTTTAATTCCTTAATTATTTCGCTGATGATTCCTCTAGTTTTTCGGTATTCCTCGTAAGTCATTATATACCGTTGTCTTTCTTTATTTTTTTATCTGGCTTTGTGATTTTAATATCTCTTAACCAATATCTAAATTCTACAATCATATTGGCTATTTGATTTCTAGTAGGTTCATCTGCTAGAACCATATTTTCTTTTAATTCGTCTATTCTAGTATTAAAAATATTAAATAACATTTCCTTATTTTCTTTTAGGAAAGTATCTTGTTCTGATGTTAACTTCATAATCTTTGTGGTAAATTAGTAACTCCTTGCGTTGGTGTTGGTTTTGCTACTGAACCAGCTACTTTTGCTTGTTGTTGTCCCATAGTATCTGCTAAACCAGGTTCTTCTTCAACTCCTAGTGTTACTGGGGAGATGCCAAGCATATCTAATAATTGATAAAATACATTTCTTGTTCTTTTATCTTGTAAGATAGTCGGATTACCTCCTAATATTTGAAGGACTGATTGAAGTGAGGCTACTTTGGCACCCATATCAATTTGTTCTCCTGTGATTACCACATCAATTCTATATTTAATGTCCTCATAAAAGCTTTTCGGCAGTTCTAAGGATTTCTTTCTTTTATATGCTTCTGTAGAAATAGATTTTAATATCTCAATTTCATTCTTATCTGGTAATCTTCTATTACCTTTTGCAAATTGTGCTATTGCTTTATTTGTATCATCTGAAACAATGGCATTTCTTAAAATATCAACTTCATTCTCATCAAATTCTTCTATCATTATTTCATGTTCGTTCTTAATGGTCTTTTCAAACTCTGGAATAATCCATTCAAAGATAATATCTCTTATAAACATACCAACTTCCTCTCTCTTTTGTTCGTAATACAAGCCTGTCATAGCCGTATTAAGTTGTGTAGTTCCAAAAGGTGTTCCCGATGGTGGTCTTTGCCCTTGTACTCCTTCATAAGCAAATGATATATCTGCTATGTTCTTATTCCATCTTTCATCTTCATCGTTATAAACACTGAGGTTCGTTTCTCTTACATCTACTGGGTCTATTGGGGAGTTAGCTATAATTAAGTCTCCATTCTCAATGTCAGTCATTAAGTTATTAGCTATACTGTCGTCTCTAGTTTGGAATATGTGCTTAGAAGACCATCTGGTTCCTGCCTTTAATAGATTGGTATTAATATTCTTTTCTATTTGAGCTTCAAATAATTCTTCTGCTACACCTATACCTAGAGCTCTACCCTGTATATCGTCCCATTTAAGTTCCTTGTATAACTCTTTTCTTGATTTCTTTTGTTCAACTAAAATTTCGCTATTCTTTGTTGCGTTTTTAGGGAATATAAAGTAATTCTTCTTTAAGCCTGGAACGTTCCCTTGTATCTCATAAATGACAATCTTATCGTCTTCTTTCTCTTTTTTCTTGATAATAGCTTCAATCTTCTTCTCATCCCAAGGTTCATTTCTTAATTGCTCATCTGTATAGTGGTGGATTTCAATTATATAGTCTGATTCTAAGAATCTGTTTGCACTTTGGTCAACTACAACATTCTGTAGTGGAACTATGTAAGGAGTATTTCCTGCCTTTTTAACAAGGATGTGTCCATATCTAGGCAAACTATAAACCACTTGGTTCAAAAACTGACCAAATGTTTCGCCTTTCTTATTCTTCTCGTGTTTCATCCATTTCTTTAATTCTTTTCCAAAGAACCAAGAAGGATAATATGATTTACCATCTTCGGCAATCACTTTAATATCTTTAGTGTCAAGGTCAATCATCTTAGATGCTACCTTAACTGGGTTTTTAATCACATTGTAAAATGCTTTTCTGTAACCAGAAGAATCGGTTGTTCCATCTCTATATTTGGACATCCAATAATCTCCTACTAAATCAATAATATCTTTTTGCCTCTTAGCAAAAGACGGATTAATTTCTAATCCTATATTATTTTCATAATTACCAATCTGGGTCTTTATGATTCCTGTCAGTTTATTAACTTTTGTTTCTATTTTCATATATTACTTTCTATTACCTTAACTCTTTTAGCTTTAGCCATTTCTTCTTGTAATGCTGTTTTGGGGTGTGCTTTTCCAATCAACCCCCATACTGCTAATGCTAAAGAGCATACGCAATCATCGTGACTTCCTTCTGGTGCTCCGTATATTACGTTCCCAGAGTCAGTTAAATGATAACCGAACTCTCTTAGTTCACTAATTAATTTTTGTTCATTTGGTATAAATACATTTTTTTGTTCTATAAAGATAGACAACTTCTCTATCAATTCTTTTTTAGATTTGTTTGTGAAGACAAAATCATCTACAAATACCTGAGCTCTCATAAGGTCATCCTTAATTGGTTCCCCTACTCCAGTAGAGTCTAATATCACTCTAGCTCCTGCATATCTATCTGATGTTGCTTTAATCCTTGCTTTTTGGAAAGGATAATCTATTGTGTTAAATCTATCGAAATAGACTACGTTGTTATTATATTTATCTATTACAGTTATTACTGTAAAATCTTCGTGTTTGCCTAAATCTACTCCCATTACATATCTATGGTCTCTTACATAATCTGATAGGCAATTATCTTTAATTATTTCATCTATACCTCTAAATACTGCTGCTGCATCTGGGTTAAAGGTAGCTTCATACTCTTGTGAGAATATCGCTGCTGGGAATAATAGTTTAGCTTTATCCCATTCACTTTTTTCAAATAATGGATTGTCTCTGCTCTCAAAATGAAATGCTGCGTTATTTTCTGCACATTGATTGTATTTATGGAAAAACCAGTTTTGTCCAAATGGAGTAGAAATGAATATCACCTTACCCTTTCTAATAGTAGTGGTAGGGTAGATATATGTGTCCCAGATGTTCTTAGATATTCTGGCTGCCTCATCAATAATGATTAGGTCTAACTCTTCTCCTAATAAAGAAGTAGGGTTCTCTGCTGACTTACATTGTATCCAGAAGCTCTCTGTTAGCCTTATCTGTGGGAATGGTCTGCTTGATATATATTTACCTAAGTCTGGTTCTGCTTTTAATAAGAACTTTACTACATAATCAAATACCTTTTGTGTCAACTCATAATTAGGTGCTACTATCCAACATTTCCATGAGTCTATTTCTCCAGACCTCAGTTTCTTAAATGCCTTATAGAATTCTTTTGTTATAATATATGCACATATAACAGATTTACCCCATCGTCTTCCTGCACATATTGCCATCTCTCTTTCTTTACAGTCTGATATTTGTTTTTGTGATTCTCTCGGTTTAAACTTTATTATCTCGTTTAGAGTTGACATATATATTTATAGTTAGACACTCTTCGGCTGCTTTTTCTGCAACTGGCAAATCTCCTTTTTCATACCCCAGAAATTCAAAACATGGCTGGAGATGGAGGAGTTTGGAATAATAGATTTTGTTGTCAACTTGGTTCTCTTCCAACCATTGTTGTACAAGTTCTCTGTTCGGAGTTCTAAATGTGTATAGTTTTTTAATTCCATATTTTCCGAAATCTTTTAATTTTTCTCTTAATATTGCTGCTTGTATTTCATCTAAGCGTGAGTTATACCCTACACATAGATTATGATACTTTCCTTCTGGACCTTTAAATAAATCCGCACCGTGGTTTCGTAGAGACCTAAGCTTGTTATCGACTCTCTTATTATTGGTGAGAATTATGCCTCCGTCTCCGCATCCTCCTAAAGATTTAGATGGATGGAAACTGAAGCACAAAGTGTCGCCTTTACCTAGCCCCTCAAACCCAAAACATTGTGCTGCGTCTTCTATGACTTTAAGATTATAGTGGTCAGCGATTTCCATTATCCGTGCCATATCACAGACCTCTCCAAATAAATGGACAGGAAGAATAGCTTTCGTATTCTCTGTAATCGCTGCTTCTATCTTATCTGGGTCTATTAAAAAAGTATCGTAATCTATGTCTACAAAGACTGGCTTTGCCCCCACTCTTGCGATGCTTTCTGCTGATGCAATGAACGTATATGGTGTAGTAATCACCTCGTCTCCTTTCCCTATACCCAAGGCTTCTAATGAAAGAATTAGGGCATCTGTCCCGCTGTTGCATCCGATGGCATACTCCATACCATAATAGTCGGCGACTTCTCTTTCAAACGCCTCAACCTCTTTTCCTAATATATATTGTCCGCTATCTAATACCCGCTTAATTGCGTTTATCATTTTGGATAAATTATGTTTAAATCTTCTTCTTTTAAATATGAACGAGGTTTATCTTTAATTTTATCTCTTCTATGGAGAACATCTAAAGATAGTGTTTCTCTTAATTCGTCTGTTAATCTATTATATTCTTTACCTTCTTCTGTCAAAAAGTACTTTTGTAATAATGGTAAGAAATGATGTTTAATATATCTTTTTTTCATAAACTCATTATTTTTAAGTCTATTCCACTCTTCGTCATTAAATCCTAATTTTGTTTCAACTTTTATATCGTCTATAGAAGCTATCACTTTTATTATATTTTCTGACATATTATTATACTTTACTCTTTATTAAATCTATGAATATTTCTAATTCTCTATCTAAGAGATTATCTCCATTCTTTGTAAAATCTACTGTAACGTCATCTGTGGTAGCTTGTCGTCTCTTTCCGTTATTAAGTGCTATATTAAGCTTTATCTCTTCTGTTTGGGGTCCTACTACCCATTCCATGATATCTAAGGCGTGAGGGGCTATTCTGTTCCATACATCGTTATTCTGACGTCCCTCCCATATAATATCTATCTTCTTAGGATTTATCCGCAATTTCTTGAAATTAGGATGTACTCTCATCTGATACCCTTGCATTAATCTATCATGAATAATACTAATAGGCTTCTCACATAATACGTATATACCTTCGTTCAAACAATCTTCTGAGACATACTCATGTGTATTAGGCGGTGTGGCAATTATCACTCCATCTGCACCTTTTATCGCCTCTCTCCAGTCAGTAGTATCCGCCCCCTCTCTATCGCACGTTTTATGAAGAACGTCGTGTTTAATTAATACTTCTTTCCATATTTTACCCCAATATCCTAAACCTATTATTGATATTTTCATGTCTATTTCTAAGTTATCCTGTATGGTGACCATATATACTATTCCTCTCCTTTGAACTCGCCTATCCCACCCCCCCTTATCCTTATAAGAGGCCCAATTGTCTGTGTTTATGTGTGTGTGGGGGAAGTTGTACCATTTCAAGGGCGTCTGCTAATATCATCACTAGACATTCATCTCTGCTATAGGTAGATTACCACATGCATTCGCTCTAGGTAGTGATGTTATGTATGTATTATCGTAGTTATGCTTATAAACAAGGCTCTAGGTTGCCATCTAAGGGGCTTCTATGAGGGTAGCTGGGTTGTTAGTCCTGTATGCTACCGAATAAGCCTACTAGTTTGCTCTTCTGGTCTGGGTATCTGTTCTTGAGCTTTAATATCTCTTTGCCTGCTTCCATTGATACTCTCTTGTCGCTCTTATCTAGGGCATACTTGTAAAACTGCTCTACTATCTTGTTATCATCTATGGTGGCTAATAGCTCTTTAAATCCTTTGCTCTCTATAACCATACTTGGTTTCTTTGCTATGCTCGGTGAGTATCCGCTATCTATTAAAAGCTCTCCTACTGGTTGAGGGTTCTTGGTTGCTATGTTTTCAATAGTATTTTTAAATGCTTTTTTCTGTTTAGGGGTTGGCATAGTTATCAGATGTTATCAGATGTTTTTAAGCTTATATCCAGTATAGCATACTTTAAGGAAAAAGTCAATACCCTAGAGTTATCCACAGGTTAGATACTTGACACGCTTCTAGGTTATGATAGTATGAATATAGATACCTAGTCAGTATCTACAAGTAAAATAAATAAATATATGGATAAAGAAACAAAATCTAAACTATTTCAAGCTGTTGATTTATTGGTAGACTTTGCGGAAATGGCGACAGAAGACATAGAAGAACGAGAAGAAATAGGACAAGCCAGTGATTTGTTAATAAATTATTTAAAAGAAAATAAATAACTATGAAAACATATCAAGAGAAAATACAAGAAGAATATAAGCAACAGTGGCTTAATAAGACGAAAGAAGAATACAACGAAGTAGAGGCAAGTCGTAAAGGTCTAACATTGTTATTATTAGCATTTGTTGTGGTTATGGCAATCGGAGGATTTACATACCCATACTAACTAATTATATGGATATAGAAAAAGGAATAAATGATATGTACCATATTATCACTCAAACTGATAGAAACTGGTACTTTAATATGAAGTCTCATTGTGAGGCTCCAGACATAGAAACAGAGGTAGAGGCTCCAACAGAATTAGGAGCATTGGCTAAGATTAGAGAATGGCAACCTGAGTTTTATAAATGGGACGATAGTGCTTTGTTAAAATGTATCAGTGAGATTGAGTAACGACTATTGACAGAGCCGAAAAAGCAGGGGTTTTAATCCCTGTTTTTTAGTTCTTAGGCTTGCCCTCTTTTATCTGTCAGTAAAATTAGATAATGTTTCTTCAAATTTCTCTTCACACTTCCTCCTCTCATCTGCACGGGCTTCTTTTATGGCTTTTTTGATAAATTGAAATAATGTTCCTTCATCTCCATACCAACCCCACGAACATTTTTCTCCTAATTTATCTAATTGTTTTTTCCATTTCATATTTATTGTTTGTTTAGTTCCTCTATTATGTTTTGATAGTATCCTATAGTCTGATAACTACCTTGTGGTCTGTCTCTTGCTTCTTTTAAGAGGTTGTTGTACCATACTTTGCCTCTTTTCTTTTTGATGGCGATTATTATTTGGGGGTCTCCTTTTAGGTGTATCTTTAAATGACAGTGCATACATAGGTTTATTCCATTGTTCATATTGTATCTTAGGTGTCCATAGGAGCTCTTTGGGAAGAAGTGATGTACTTGCTTCGCTTGACTGTCGCATACTTCACACTTAGGCTTGATAAGTATTTCAAACCATAGTTTATCTGCTTGTTTACGTAGTCGTTTTTTTTTGTCCATTTAATTTCCTTTTTCTTAATAATAAATAACAGCCATAGTCTATGTATTGCCTATTTATGAGGTGCTTGAACTTTACTAGTATTGCTCCTCCTATTATGTTTTCTCCACATAGTTTACATTTCATATAAAATCAAACCAAAAGAATGCCCATTTACACGCCACAGCGAAAAGTGGTGGTGCTAATATAACTATTAGTATATATGTAAATGCTAGTTTTGTTTTTTCCATATATTTATACTTCGGTTAATGGTTGTTATGCGAAGTATCGGTTATAATTTGATATTTCCGAATCTTTGTCTCGCTTCTTCTTTTGTCATATAGAATTTCTGTGTAATACTTTTTAAATTTCTAAAAATAACAACACTCGGCTCTTTGTCTGGCGGTAAATCAAAACCATTGATTGTTCTTTTAACACAAACTCCATTTGAATTATATTCTTCTATCATTTCTAATGTTTCTTGTTTCATATATATTTATACTTCGCAGAATGCACGTTATACGAAGTATCGGTTATCTATCTGTTTCTATTCTATGTAATCTTTTACCACAATCTGCACAATAAGTAATAATGATTATTTTTCCACATCTTATTTTATCATTTCCATCTAATGATATATATTGTTCTGTGTGTTTAGTTTTATGTTTACATTCTCTATTTTCTTCTTTTTTCATACTTTTTATTGTTATTGCTACATCCCACCAATACTCTGGTTTATCTACGCGATATTTATTTTTCATATATTTTAATTTATAATTTATTAAGAGCTAGGCAGTTGCTTACGGAGTTTTCGTTCACAACTGCTAACCCGATTACCCGCCATACCTATTCAGCTGGTTTCCCAGCTCTTAATAAATTAATTCTCTTTTGGGGAACTCGGAACCCACTGGCTTACTCATTCCGAAGTTTTAAAGCCTAACATTCCCCCAGAAAAGAACTAATTTATAAAATGGGTGCTAGTTTGTTAGCTTTTTGTCACGTTTCGGCACTCATTTTTGTTATACTTCGGTTAATAGTGATGCGGAGTATGTTAACCACTGGGAGCTGAGGGCAAGAATTAACTTGCAACCCCTTTCGTCGCTAAACTATTCGGGTTATAGTTGGATAATTAATCCAACTTGGCATTTGATATTTTGTACAAATATCGCCACCCCAGCTCACAATGGTTATACTTCGGTTAATAGTGATTATGCGAAGTTTAGTCTAGTTAATATGTTCCGAGGTAAGGAATCGAACCTCAATTTCCGAGTTCAAAGCCCAGCGTACTACCTTTATACGACCTCGGATTAATCCACTAAATATTTATAATCCGACCAGCAGTCATACGACCCCCAAGTTGCTCCACTAAATCCCCAATGCCTAGTTCCCTCTTCTTGTAAAAGCCACATACCACACTCATAGTTATCTTCTGCGTTGAATGGGTCTATGCTGTGTCCTAGTTTCTTCTCACAATACTTTACAGTGCTGGGGATTAGTTGAAAAAGTCCCATTCCTTGACCACAACCTGCATAAGAGCAAACATCTGGTCTGCCCCCACTTTCACATTCTATAATCTTATTAGCTAATATTATTATGTTTATATTCTGTGCGTTTTGGTAAGATTTAAGAGTGTTCTCTTGCACTATGATACCCCTATAAGGCTCTACATTGCCTTCTAAGGGCTTCTCGTAGCTAAACACGACATATCCTACCACTAAGTATAAAATTAGTAGAATTATTAGTCTAAACAAGGTTTTTTAAATATTCTATTATTTGGTCTAACTTCTCTATGATTAACTTTCCTTGGTCAGCTTCCTTTTGAACGCCACTATTAGTTTGTTGGCATTTGTTGGGGCAAACAGAGAAAGCATTATAAGGCTTACCTGTTCTTTTAGATACTCCTGCTGGTATCTCCTTTTTTTGCTGATTGCATACTGGGCAAATGTTTTCCATATTCTTTTACTTCTTTATGATAATTAATAATTGCTTTTTGTATCGACTTCCACCTTAATTCGCTTGGCTTATAAAGGTGTTTAGTCGGTGGGGCGTTATGTAGCATAACTAGATATACTGGTTTTGCTGTCGCCCTATACTCACACTCTAGTTGGTCTTTCCATTTCTCTGGTATATCTTGAGGTTGAGCCAGAGAGAACTTGCACTCCTCTACTCTGTCCTCAAATTCAAAGTCTGGTTTTATAACTAAGGTTATTTCGGGATTTATATCTGGCACATTTATAACATTTACTGGTCTCCCGTCATCTATGTAAATTTCATACTTTTTCTGGTCGCCTACCTTCTTGCCATTATGTTCATATACTTCTTTTAAGAGTTCTTCTGCTTTGTTGCCTAGTTCTATTCTCCAGCAACCTTGTGCATCTATGTCTTGTTCTTTAAAGTGGTCTTCTGGTTGCTTATAGCCCTTTCTAATTCCGTAGATTTCACTAGCCCAATATCTGCCTAGCTCTCTGCTATGGTGTTCTCTTCTATTAGTATAGTTTATAATGGCTTCTGATTGTTTCATAACTCTGGGTCATCTGTATTATCTTTTTCTTGGTAGTTCTCAAATGCTCTATCTACAACCATCTTAGCCATTTCTAATATTATGTCTATTTTGACTTCATCTCCATCTGCACGCATAAGCATTGTATTGACGCTTTTGCAAAAGAGTTCTCTTTTTTCTTTTGCCTCCCACATTTGTTTATCGTTTGCCATATTATTTTTTTAAATCTTCTATTTTCTTTTTGCATTCTTTGCAAATTTTGTTGTCAGACCTTTTGTCACATATATAGCACTTGTGAGTTTCTGGTGCTTCTAATATATTATATATTTGGTGGGCTCGTTGTTTGCTTATCCCAAATATTTCGCCTATCTCCTCAAACGTATATCTTTTTGCTCTCAACTTTTGAATTAGTTTTAATCTTGTTTTATCCATGTCTTTTTTCAATAATTTGTCTTTTCCCTTCGACCATAAATGTATAATCTACTATTACTGTATCCGCATGCACATTAGTTTTCAAAGAAAATTCTATTGATTCGTTTTTCCTCTCACTGTCTGTTATTTTCCAACCACCTTCCTCTAAAGATTCTCTTCTTCTGTCTGCCTCGCAAAAATCTTTTAGATATATTGACATCGCTCTATCCCAACATAAACGCTGGAATGATTCTGATATTATTACACCATCATTATATATGTAAGGTCTTAATTTCTTTTCCATATATTTATTTTATCATTTCATAGACTTGTGTCAATAAAAGTTATCCACAGGTAATAAAAAGAGCCCCTTTCAGAGCTCATGTTGCCTTTGGTGCGGTCTCATCACTAACAACGCTTTAATTTTGTGTGATATTCCTCTAGCCAGTTTAGGTGGCGTAGAGCTGTGTTTCAATAGCTGATATGTCTCACGATGCCGACACCCAAGCACTAACGTTATTCAGTGGTTTCTTCTTCCACTTCTTCTACTTCATCTACTTTTGTTTCTTCGTCCATATATTTTGTTTTGAATTTATAATTCGACTTTAGTCCAATTTATAATCCTACCTTTTGTTTTAGAAAATTAACGCATACTGCTGCGAAACCTGTAGCCATAACTGCATACTCTCCTAACTCTAATCCTGCAACTCCATCTAAGAAATAAATTACTCCTACTGCTACTGCTGAAATTGCTAAACTTTTTACATTTTTCATATTTTTATTTACTTGGTTGATAATAAGACCTTTTTTAAAAAACTCTTGCTGAGTATATCTTATATTTATATCTATCTCCTACTACATACTCTCCTTTTTCCATTTTAAATCTTTGTGTGAAATCTACATCATATAAATAAATACTACTATCGCTTGTTACTACAAAGTTTAGATTGTGTCTGCCTACTAGCTTTTCATCCATAGTGAATACATCTGCATTCATTGTCCCTACATTATTACAACCAGTCATTAGGTCGCACATAGTTTTTACAAACCCAGCTCTGTTGTCGCAGTCATAAACTTCTCTAGTCCACTTAAACTCTTTTGAAATATCTGTGATTACATCTAAAACATCATCCATTATTTTCCAATCTGTCAGAGTGTATTTTCTGTCCTGCATTGTGGTTACTATATTTAATCCTATTGCGTTAAAGGCATCTTTAACAAAGGTAGCTGGGACTACTCTTTTAGTGGGTTCATAAACTGACATCATTCCTTTTATGCCAAACTTAATCAAAGCCTTGTTTAAGGTTTTTGCTAATGTATGTATTTGTGATTCTGTTAATTGTGTCATATCGCCTTTCTTGTTTTAAATATAAATTTATCAAACCAGAAGAATGTGCAAGAACCGACTAAGTTCATTATCACTATTCTTAACCAAAATGGACAACTAGGATAGACTAAATCAATCGCCCAATTTGTAGGATACATTGTTAAAAAACTTAACTGCCACCTAATTGTGTATAATATAAACTTTTTCATAAGTTGTAGGGGAGATAAGCAGAGGCTTTTCTTGTGTGATAAGTTTACTTACCTCCCCGTTTTGTTATCTACTCGTTTTACCATAGCCTAATCCGTAGAAGAAGCACATTACCCCAAAGGTTATTAGCTCTGGTGTCCAGTGGTTGATTGCATCTGTGGCATCAATCTTTACCCACTCAAGCTCTTGACCTTCTGGCAATTCTATGCCCTCCTGTGCCATTTTCTCCCATTCAGAGATTTTCTGCATTATCCAAGCTACTTTGCCTTCAAGTATGTGGTTGATTACGCTTCCGAAGAAGGCGTTATCATCTTTCGGGAGTTCATCGTGTGCAAATGTGGTTGCTATGGAATTAGCAAGTTCTGCTTGTTTATCTTCTGATAAACCTAGGTTGCATTTGGCGTTGATTTTAGCAACCAAGTTCTTTGCTCTTTCCATAGCTTCGTCTGTTACCACAACTGCTTTGTCGTGAGTCATATTGTCCAGTATCTCTTCTACATCATTTGCGACCATTTCTTCTGTAACCACAGGATAGATAGTGTCGCAAGTAAGAAGGTCAAACGGACAGGTTTCTTGACAATTTGGGTAATCGGTCGTGGTCTTGATACATTCAGCTATCAGTTGTTCTTCGTTAGTCACTTCACACCTCCACTTGGTCGCAAAGCTTCTTGTCCGTATCTAGGAACTTTGTTCCTACTAAGAGAAGAAACTCTACGCAATTTGCGTGATTGTCGCACTCACAAGACGCTATTTCGTTAGGAGTCTTATGGATGAAACACAGGACTACTTTATTTATATCCATTATCCCTCCTCTGAAAGCAGTTTCTTTGTGCAAACTCACCATTGAGTTTCATCACCATTTCGTCGCTGGACAGTTTGCCTTTCTCTCGTTTCTCTTTGAGCAACTTCACTTCATCGCATCTGCGATAGAATCGGCACTCAAAGCAATTCCTTCTCATTGTTCTATCCTCCTTATGGTTATTTCATATTCATTCCCCCAGAATGTTTTGTTCAGCCAATGGACTACTTCCTCTGGTAGCATCTCTATATCTTTTTTGTTTGGTATTTGCACTTGGAATAACTGTGAATACAACTGATGTATTCTTTTGTTGACAGTTATTGTTGGTGTTCCATCACCTCCACGACTTTTCGGTAATTTGTGATGCTCCGTTGGGATTGTTTCGTTTATCTCATCTTGTCTTTGTTTCTCGGAAATTTTTACATCCTTTAATTCTCTTTTTCTTTTCCTCCTTTCTTTTCTTATTTCTTTTGCTCTTTTGTCTAATTTCTTTTTCTTCAACTACCTCCTCCTAAAATAGATTACTATTACCATTACTACGGATACGAGTATTATTAACTTTTTCAATGTGCTATACCTCCTACTTAAAATTATCTTGGATTACTTGATTTATTCCCTGTGCTAAAGGTTCTACTATATTTTCATCTAATGTTATATTTATTGCGTGGATTACTTCGTGCCAGAATGTTGACCATTGCTGATTTAGCGGTAATTCACTATCTATATATATGGTATTGTCATCAAAAATAATCTCTCCACATCTATTGTTTAGTCTCTTTTCTTCTACCTTATACCAGATAGTATATACTTTAATTCTTTTTGGTAGGGGTTTCATTCTTATTTATCTCTATTAATAATTCTATATAATGAATAGCCTTTTTTAAGTCTTCTTCACCTCCTTTGCTCTCATGCCTACAAATATACTTGATAACATTACCTGCACAAAAGCCTATTTTGTTTTCCTCTATAAACTCTACTGGTTGTATTTTGAAGTCTTTGTAATGGTTTCCGCCTTCTTGTTTATTTAGTGGGTTCATCTTATTTGTTTATCATCTTTGATGGGTGAGTTGTGCCATGAGCCACAATCTTGGCATTGCCATCTTTGATATTTGGTTACTCTTGTTATTCCAAATCCTCTTTTGTGTATATTGGTCGACCCACAATTAGGACAAGCTATTATTTCTCCATTTAATAATGCTATATTTGGGTGCCCCTCTATATATGGTAGCATTGCTAGATAGACTTTTTCTAGCAGGTCTACATCTTGCTTGTTGTAATCCATCATTTTCTTCCAGCATTTTTTGTCTCCGTTCATACATCCTAGCCAGAGTTTAAATCCTCCTGTGCTTACCTTTCTTCCTATCTTCAAATAGTTCCCTAGGTCGTCTAACTTGTTGCTATTAAAATTGAAATATCTTCTAGCTACAGATAATGTGTCTACTTTCTTATACGGTGTTGGTGGCGGTAGCTTGTAGTAAATAAATCTTGCGTTCACTTTCTTGATATCAAATGCGTTTCCATTGTGGGCTATAATTATATCTGCTTCATTAAACAGTTTCCATAAAGACTTTACAAGCTCATAATCATTTTCTTTATCTTGGTTGTAGTTTTTAAAGTTAGGCAATCCTATCACTTGTGTCTTTTTCCCCAACCACTTGTATGCATAACACAACATATACCACTCTTTGTCAAACTCTATAACGTCTTGTTCATATTTCCCCCACACATAAGCTAAGTTTGGTGCTGTCTCAATGTCAAATATTAATATTTTTGGCATAAACTCAATGTCCTGATTTATAATCTGCGACTATAAGCTCTAGTGCTCTACCTCTTTTAGACTGGTCTCCGTTATAGTGTTCTTTTATAAACTCCTGTACTGCTTCTTCTATGCGTTCAGACATATCATCTGTGACGATAAATTTCATTGTTTTAAGTTTTGGTTTACCGTCTGTATACATCTTATTATTTCTTGTCTATAATTTGGTTGATATTTTTTTAGTTCTTCTTTCTCTATTTCTCCTAAACTGTATTTTATCCATAGGTCTACTATCTCATAATCTGCTACTGCTCCTGCTATTCTGGGGTTTATCTCTAGCAGCTTTCCATCTATAAATTGCCAGCAAGATAATCCATTTAAAGGTAAGACTCTTAGTGCTTCTTCAATCTGCTCTACTATGTATGGTCTATCTACTATCTCTCCTTCTACTAGGGTGCCTCCATAGGCTCTTCTCCTTAGTTTCGGTATAGCTATCAAAAGCTCTTTGCCCTCTGACACTACATCTACATCTATATTCTCTCCTTCCATATATTCCATCACCATTTTATCTGTCTCCAAATATTCCACTCCCTTTGCCCCGCTTCCTAACACTGGTTTAACCACATACTTTTCTGAATATATATATTGTGGTAGTGGTATCTTATCGTGCAACATTTCATACACTTGGTGCTTATCAAACCACTTAATCTCATGACTAGATGTAATAAGTTTAAAGTCATATTCTACTAAACAATCTCCCATATAGAACTCATCACAATAGAACCTTCCTGCACAATATGGGTTTATGTCTGTTCCAATCACATAGTATCCCTTACCCTTAAGAAAGGTGCATAAATCGTATCCTCCTTGATGCCCGCAGGCTGTGACTAAAATCCTTTTCATAAAATAAGATTAATTATTTCAAAACTTTCTGCGTAATCTAAATCCTTTTTCTCTCCTATATATCTAGCTTGTGCCATTCTTAGCTCTGGGTTGTAATATCTTCTGTGGGATTGGCTCTCACATTTTCCCATAGCTACAATCTTTTTACTAATATGTTTTTCTTCTAAAGGCTTATAAGCGTCATGCCTAAAGTCTTTTGTGTTCCAAGGTAGGTCATACCCTAGCAACGTAGTATGTTTAAATGCTCTCTTTGCCTCGTTGTTAATAACTTCGTGGTCTTGATGTTTGTCAAAGCTAGAATGACATAATACTATGTCTGGTTCGAACTGTCCTCTAAGTTGAATAAGTTCTTGCAATAAGCTTTGTCTATATTCATTAAATCTTCTGACTGGATAATCAAGTGTGATTATTCTATCTTCAGCCACCCCTAATTCTCTTATTGAATTTTCTATTTCTAACTCACTGAAGCCTTGTTTATTACAAGAGAATATAACATATAATACTTCTGCTCCATTCTCTAACGCTTTATTTATATATCCTCCACAACCTATGACGCCGTCGTCGGGATGTGGACTAAGTACGAGTATTTTTTTCATAAATTTTATCGCATAATATTTTTTCTATTTCAAACCTTTTATTATCTATTTTGCAAACAAACATATGCTCTTTCTCATATTCTTCTTGACTATTATAAATTTTATTGCATGCTATGCATAACCATTTATCCCATCTGCGTTGAGGCGAATGATAGCCATTAACAAACATACAATAATAAACTTCTAACCCATGCTTGCTATCTATTTTAAAGTTAATGTCCGATGGCTTCATACTTTTGTTTATTTTTAGATACCTTTTTCAAACCTCCTTTTATTCTCATCGCATATTTATCTAAATTATTCCTGCATAATATTGTATTGAGCTTAATAAATATGGGAACTTGTTTTACATCTTCACAATGAACAACTGTATATGTAAGTCTAAAATTATCTCTTCTAAGGTATCTCATTCTTTCGAACAGTCTCATACTGAACCCTATAAAATGCAGTCCATCTGCCTTGACAATTTCTTTATGTAGTGTTCCCATATAATCTTCTGTGTTTCTACATTTATAATCTTTTTCAATTGGTAAGGGGCATTCTGCACAACCTCTGCAATGGTCAAATCCATGAGCTATTGTTCTTGGTACGTCAATTCTTGTTATTGTGGCATTAGCATATTTCTCTTGTTTTATAATGTCGGCAACATGTGCTACTCTTTGTCCTAGACCGAAACATTGTTCTAGCCCAGTTTTATCCTTCTTCATGTCTCCTAACTTTCCTGCTATACCTGTTCCACCGAACTGACTTATTGGAGCTCCGTCGTTAACGCATAGTGCTCCCTTTCCCATTAAGTCCCACATTGTAAAAACATTTGTAGTTTCTTGTCCGCCATTTCTTTTAGCTCCAACACTTACTACTCCACAAACTTTATCTAATAAAATACCCTCTGGTATGAAACTGATTAACTCATCTAATAAAGAATTTCTATGTCCGAAATATACTGGAGTGCCAAATATGATTCCGTCTGCTTCTTTTATCTTGTCAATTAAATCTGGGAAGTAACTATTGTTCAATCTTTGATATTCTATGTCGCTTGTGTATTCTTTTATTCCATGGTAAGCTGATGCCAGTGCGATTTCTGAATTGCACAAACCTTTATTTATCTCTTCCAAATAACTTAGGTCCCCAATACTTCTTATACTAGAACCAATCAATAATATTTTTGGTTTTTTCATCTTATTAAATTATACCACGTCAAACAACTGCGTCAACTGTGGATAACTATTTTTTGCTAATTAAGACGTTTTTTAAATCTCTTAAGACCTGTGTGTTATCTCTTTGTGAACGAATATCTTGGTCTAACTTCTCTATCATCTTTGTTAGGGCTTCTGTATTATGATTTATATGATTTCCTAAAATTTTAAAAACCATTCTTAAAACGCAGAATGTAAAAATGATTAATGCTATGCAGACTCCTGCTATTCCATATTGTGCTAATGTTGTTAATTCTTCCATAATACTTGACAATGTTTTAATTTTATGATATGATGGCTATAGTCGCTGGGGGAATAAATTATATGGTGCGACTTTAAATACGGTGCAAATCCGAGGGCTAACGCTTTAAGACTATATATGCTGGGGTTGTTACTCGCCTAAAGAGTAATCGGGGTGACGAAGTTAATCCAACCAGTTTTCCTACTTCAAACTTTTACGTTTGGGGTAGGGGGAACTGTTATCGGGGTTCTGAAGTTATATCGTTTCGTTGGTTTATTAATTATATGAACAATATAGATTTAAAATTAATTAAAGGAATATTTGTTGTCTTTTCTGTGATGTTAGTAACTGGATATATTTCTTTTAGAATATCTGGTTCTTTTATTTATTGATTTCTTTTTTTAATAAATTCTTGTCCAGCTTTTGTTCCATAAGGACCAAATAATATTGCTCTCATCTTTTCTTTAGATTCTACAATAGGAAACAATAATTTACCAGAAGCACTTTCATGTCCTTCTTTAGAATTATCAATAATACCTTCTACTACTCTATTAGCTTGAGTACCACCAAACGGCAGTCCATAACGGATTGCTGTTTTTCTTAATTTAGTAAAGTCTCCATCTTTAATAACATCTTCCATTCCTTCTGCAACATCTCTACCAACACTTATAAAACTAGGAAGTGCTCTTGCTGTGTCTGATGATTTATTGGAAAATATCGGTGTAATAAAGTTTCCATAAAAAGGTATAAATGAAGACGCTTCCCATGGTCTTCTTCCGTTAGCTGCTTCACTCACTGTATTAGTAGCCCACATCCCTGCACCAAATCTTAAAAGCATTTTCATTCTTTCTTGAAAAGTTCCAGGTGGTACTCCTGTTTTACCTGCAAATTCTCTCATAGAGTTAAACATCTCAAAAGAAAACGTTTGAAACGGAGCTCCTGTTTTTACAAGGTTAGACCTTAAGATACCAGGTAAGTCTTCCATATTATACATAGATTGAGTTTTAGCACCTCCATCAGAAGCATATTCCCACAATGCCTTTCCTTTTAGTCCTCTTTTAGCTCCATCCTTATAAGCAGCTCTTACTGACATTCCAGTAAGGTTCTTCTCTATCCATTCTGTCATGAAATTTGCTGCGTCTGTTGCTGTATCAAGCTTTCCTTGTGTCAGTTTTTTAGATGCTACAATTCCTTTATTAATATCTTGCTGACTAATTTTACCAATCTTTTGAGATTTAATAATTTGTGAATAAGCGTTTTCAAATATTTCATCTCTAATGATTGGATTAGTAAACCATTCTTGTGCTGACTTAGCTGTGTTGAGCCATCCATATCTAGTCCCAGTTAAGGTTGCTGAACCTGTTTGTATGAAAGTATTCCATGCAAAGTTTAATGGGAAAACACTTCTAGCAAGTCTTCTTCTCCACCAAGCCATTCCTTTCTCTATAGAAGGAGATAGGTTTGCTGTTCTATCTACACTAGCTTTTACTCCTGCAAATGCTTCTGCTGTCCAATTCTGTAATGAACGTGCTGAGTTTGGTAAGCCCATAGAATCTAGTTGTTGAATAAATGCTTTATTATTTTGTATAATAGATGTAGAAAATATATCTTTAGTAGCTGTTCTAGTATAGTTATCCATTAAAGTCACTAAGTCCATTTCCTTTTCAAATTCTTTTAAGCCATGTTCCCTAGCTAATTCTCTTGGATTAAATGGTTTATCAGGAAAAATATAATCTGGTAATTCTGGTGTTCGAATAAGTTTAGCTGGTTCTTGTTTTAATCCAAAAGACTTTTCCCACAAACTTCTATTTTTAAATTCATTAGGAGAATAAAAATCTCTTTTAGGTATTAATTTCTGTCCTCTTTCTTGCCTTACAACGTTTTGCATATCTAACATATCATCAAAAAAGTTTCTAGCGTTTCTTGCTAGCCTAACTATTTCTGGATTTGTTGTAATTTCGCTAATTGATTTTTTAGCAATTAAAGTATCTATAGGAAGGTTCTTGTCTGCTGAGCCTATTTTTTCCAATACCCTATTAGCGGTCTGAGCTTCTTTAGACCTAGGTTTTATGTTTCCTATAATCTTTTTTAATCTAATCAAACTCTCTTGTTGAAATTCAATAGATTGTTTCATCATATCTCTAGTCCTCCATAAAACATATTTAGTTGTTGGGCCAGCTTGACCTGGAAGTTTTACTAATTCTTTTGTAGGCAAAGCTCCATCAATTTCTTGAATTAATCTTGTTATATCTTTAGTTCCGCCAAAAGCTCCTGGCTTAACATCTTTAAAATTCTTGTAAGTTGCAAATTCTTCTGGGACAAATACACCAGATTTTCTAACTGACGGCACAAGTTTTCCAGCTTTAGTAGCTCTAAGTGCTATGCCTTGTTCTATTGCTTTTCCAGTTAATTGTACTTTAGATGGTGGTCTTAATTCTAACGGAGCTGAAATTTCTTTTAAGAATCCGAAATGCTTAGTTAGTGCTGGGCTCTTTGTTAGTGTCTTTACAGCTTCGGAAACTGCTTTCCCTCCAACTTTCTTAATTCCAGTAACAAATCCCAAAGGGTCTAAATAAAAAGTCTCATCACCAATCTTAGTTGGTATTAATCCGACTTCCCTAGCCTCTTCTGGAGTTTGTGGTCCGAATTGGCGGAAGAACTTTCTTTGTTTTTTAAGTGCTTCAGGAATTCCACGCACAACAGAAGCAACGCTTTGTACGCCGCTTTTTATGCCGCTTCCTATTTTTGAAAATATGTTATCCATAATTAAAATCCAGCGAAACCTTTAACGCTATCCCATATAGAAGAGAAAACATCTTTTGTTGCACTCGGTATTGCTTTAGCTGCTTGACCAACTTGGCTAATAAAACTAGGTGATAAGCCAGCTTCTCTTTGCTGAACTAATCTTCTATATTCTTGCTCGCCTCTATAAATCAAGGTATCAGCTAATTCTGTGTCGTTAATATCTACTTTAAATGCTCTTAATTTCTTTTTCTGGTCAGGGGTGTATCCTAACTCATCAGCTTCATCATTGAATAAGAAGTCTAACTGTTGTTGTCTTGGTGCATTGCCTAATCCTGCTTGTTCTAGTTTAAGCTTTTGTGTCCCAGTAAATCCTACTACTTGTTGTTGTTGTTGTGGTCTGTTTACTAACGATGCTGAATATCTTTGTGCTACTGTGTTATAATCATCTGTCGCTGGATTATAGGTTAGTTGTATCCCTTGACTAGCTGCATCTAAAACTAAGTTCATTATTTGCTGTGCTTCGTCTTTTCTAACATTCATTTCATTTAAGTTCTCTGCATAAATGTCATCCCAAATTGCCTTTTGGTCGTCTTGCATACTGTTATACAAATCACTATAGGTGTTATATCCCCACTCTAAATCACTCTTAGTTTGTTGATATTGGTAAGTAGCTGCGTTCACTACTTGTGATGCGAAGCTTTGTGCTTGAGACAAATTACCTCTAGTAGCTTCTAATTGAGCTCCTATTGCTCCTGCTTGTGCTGCTAATCCTGCTTTCTCTACTGACGCTTGTCTTCTAATTAATGCTTGTTCTCCTCTTATAAAGGAAACAGGCATACCTCTTCTTTCTGATTCTATCTCTTTTTGCCCAGCTACAGCATCTACTTGTGCTATCTGAGCATTAAATCCAGCCATTTGGTCTATTAAAGACTGTTGTTGTTGAAAAGACTCTTGAGTAAATCCAAATTGCCCCAATGTATCTTGAAATAGCTGTTGGGTATCTGGTGCTTGAGTCTCTGCTCTTTGAGTGAGAAACTGTTCTGCTTTAGCTAGTAATCCTTGTGATTTCTCTGCCGCTTGTTGTGATTGTTTTTGTGCATCTGCTAATCTTTTTTCATAAGTCTGAGATATTTGGTCTGAGATTTGTTGAAAAGAAGCTTGAGCTGGTGCTACAAAGTTCGTTACATTAGTTGCGGGACTAGGTAAGATAGGAGCCGCCGTGTTATCTACTATTTGATTAGGTTGAGTAAATAAGTTTTGGCTTATCTTTTGGGTGGTAGCCGATGTTCTTTGAGCAATGTCAGTTCTACCTTGTTGTTGTGCTTGCCACGCTAAAGGAGAAAGCGGTCTTGCCTTCTTTCCTTCTGTAGCATAATATTCTGTTACTTGTTCTGGTGTTAATGCCATATTATTTTGTTAATTTATTTTTCTATTGAAACGTATGGGACTATTAATGTTGAATGGTTAAAATAATCATTTGAGTTACCAGTAGCTCCATAACCGAATTTTACATCTTCGCTATCTGGTAAGTTAGTTGTGTGTGTTGCCTTTAAAACACCGTTTATATAAAATTTAGCGTTCGTTCCACCATCAAATTCTATTCTGAATGTATTTATATTTGTTAATGTTATTCCTGTAATAAGAGTTTCTGTGTGTCCAGCTCCTGCATTTGCTGTGTGAGCATATAGATTTGTTTGTTCCATTGTAAAACATACTGCATCATCTGTTTGGTCATCATAATCTTGAAAGGCTGCATCTGACGAAGCTAACCCAAACCCACCTTGTTCTCCGTGTCCTACCAACGGAAATCCATAGATTCCACCCCATTCTACTATAATATTTTTACCTGAACCAAAATTTATATAATCATTTTGTCCTATAAGAAATATAGGATTAGTTGTCATAAGCGAACCTGCTAAATCTATTGCACATCCAAATCCTATACAACTCATTCCTGTATTTCCTATATTTACATTATCTAATGTCCAAAAGTTACCAGTAGGAACATCAGTACTTATAAGAAGTGGCAAATTGAAATTCCAATAATCTTGATTCTCTGTAGCTTCTCCTGCTCCCATAAGCATTTCAGTGGGATATGGTTGTGTATCTGCTGTTAAATCTATCCAACTACTATCATTCCAATAATATATTTTATGGTCATTATCAGCATATAAATCTCCTTCATCGGGTGTTTGCGGAGAGTTAATTATAGGATGTAAATTTATATTAGCTCCTTGTCCAGACACAGCATCAAAACGAGCTGTAGCTTTTGTTCTTGATGCATGGCTATCTACTTGAGCATCAATAATATATCCAATTCCAGCATGTTGTAAATTAAACATTGTAGCAGTCGCATCTACATGACTAATATGAACATCTATTAATCCATCTGCTGTTGTTAAAGCAAACCCACAATTTATATCTATAGAGTGTCTATCTGCGAATGTAAAAATTGCTAAATCAGAGTTAATACCTCCTAATCTCCATTCTAAATCATTAGCAGCGTTATATCCTTCTATATTAGCGTTAGCTCCACTTAATTCTATTCTCTTTCCTGTCGATGCTGTTTTCCAATCTGAGGCAAGCATTGTTCCTGACATGTCCACACTAAAAGGTGCTTCATTAAAATCAGCGTTCCCTAGCCATATTCCTTGGTCTTGTTCGAATCTAAACACTGTGTTTTTAGAACCTCCATAAATACTGCCACCTGAAAATCTACTAGCTGTAATATTTTTATTACTTATAGTTTCTTTTTGTTGTATCTGTTCGGATAAAGGAACAGGGACTATAATCTCTGGTGCTATGTCAATTATGTCTTCATTCTGTTCTGCCATATTTCTTTATACTTTTTATTTTTACTGGGTTAGTCACTGAGCCGTTAGACCAGTCTAATTCCATTCTTACTTTTTCTGCATTTGAGTCAAACCATTCTTGTATAGTTGTTACTTCTCCATTGGCTGTATGAGATATACCTCCTGTCCTCAATGCTGTTCCGTCTTCACTTCTAAGAGTCCAATCTACTTTAGCGTTAGTCGCCAAAGGTTCAAAGTCAAATATAAGTTTATCTATAATACCTTTTCTTTCGTCTCCTTTAATGTCAAAGAACATTGATTTCCAATTACAATCTGTGTTGTATCCGCTAAATTGTCTTACACTCCCACTAAAAGCTGTTAATGGTTCTCCAAATGGATTAGCTAATCCGCCTTCTCCGCAATTAGATAAGTTGAATAATCTTCCATTTAATTGTGGGTCGCCTGCTCCAAAAGCTAATGTTGAAGTATCAGAAACCCATAAGATAAAGTCTTGATAGTCTGTTACTTGTGCAAAGTTTGGTAGGCTTCCTGAGTAGTCTTTTAGTTTTCTTATTTGGTTTCCGTCTATATATCCTAAAGAACAAATATCTTCTTTTAGATTAGTCTTATAAAATACATAAGTGATACCCCCTTTTATATATAATGTTCCTATTTCACCCTCTATTTTTACTTGGTTCTCCCAACTAGGTGCGTTACCATCCCAAATATATACTGAGCCATACTTTCTACCTTCTACGTTTGGTCTATTAGCTGCAATCCATAATCTATTCTGGTTCCATTTAAGAGAAACAATCTGTGAACTTGTGTCTGTTGTGTCAAATGCGTCATCTGTTGCAGTTGCTCCATCCCAAGAAGCTACATATCTGCCATTCCCTATATATAGTATTCCACTTGTTCCTGCTGATTCCATGGGATGTGGATGAGAGGCATTTAAAGCACTTCCTGAGGCTACTGTAGTCCACCAATCTGTATCCCAAGTAGCTGCTAAATCATAAGTTCCTATCTGTGTTGCAGATGAGTATTTCAAAGCTCCTCCATATAAAGCAACATCTTCTCCTACTACTGATGAAGTTGTTTGTGCTAAAGATACTGTCGTTTCAGATATTCTATATACTGCATTAGATCCTATACCCCATGTTTGATTATCTGCTAAACAAACAGGGTGTATTCCCTTGATTGCTCCTGTTACTGTTGCACCTGTTATGCTTGACAACCCTGGTCCTTGTGTTATAGTATTTGGGTCTATCAAATCAACATTCCTCATTTCTGAAGCCATGTTTTTATTCCCATAGCTTGCGTATGAGTTTTTCCAGTACATTGGGCAGTATCCACCCAAAAAGTCTAATATTTTAATTGTAAATTTCATAATCGTATATATATTGGTCCTTCCTTATTTATTGCTCCTTCAAGCTCATTTTCAGTTTTAGGATAATATCTTTTAATATTTGGCAGATTTTTTAATAAATCTTCCTCATTTTCTGTTCCGTGCAAATTATGAGTAAAGCCCAAGAAGTCTGCCGCCCCTGTGCCTATAAGTTTAACGTCTAAATTATTGTAGCAAATATCATCTCTTACTTGCTCGTAAGCTCTCATAAGAAGAAAGATTGTTGTACTATAACAATATGGTTTCTTGCCTGCCAATACTAATCCTGCTGCTATTCCAACCATTGATTGTTCCATACAACCACAGTTAATAAACTGGTCTGGAAACTCTTTAGCAAATTCCTCATTAAAAGAATAGCCTAAGTCTCCTGTAAGCAGAATAATATCTTTGTCTCTACTCGCTAACTCTCTAAGATAGTTGTGATAATGCGTTCTTAAGTCCATGTTCGTCTAGGTTTTTATAGTGCCAAGTATGGTTGTTTTCCATAAAGTCAACACCTTTACCTTTTGTTGTTTTAGCTATGACGACCGTTGGTTTATAAAATTGTTTAGAAACTAATCCACAGGGCTCAAAATCTTCATCACTCATATAGATTGGTTCATCAAATATCTCTTCAATTTCTTTTCTGTTGTGTCCATTTACTATATGAACATCACATCCAAACGATTCTATCTTATTTCTTAGAGGATTAAGTTTGATAATCTTTTCTGTCTTTCCGCAGGCTTGAATATTATTTCTATCTACAAGTATAACTAAATTGCTTAGATTGTGATGTGATGCAAATAACAAACTTTCCCAGAATGTTCCTTCTTGCAAGTCTGCGTCTCCTATAAGACAATAAACTCTCTTTTTTTTATTTGCTAGTGCTACCCCTACTGCCACTGGTATTCCGTGTCCTAATGAGCCAAATGAATGTTCAATTCCTGGCACTCTTTTATCTGGTAACGGATATTCTTTTAAGTATTTTGCTGCTTTTTTAGGGTGTAGATAACAATATAATGCTGCTACCCCACTTGCTTTAGCAAACAAGAATGTCTCACTTTGCTTTTTAATATAATATATTGCCTCTATTAGGTCTGCACAACTTAGTGCACTTCCTAGATGGCATGCTCCTGCTTCGTAACTACTCTTGATAATTTGTTTACGTAGTTTATTTGATGACATAAAAATCTTTTATTTTTTTAGCTTTTATAATTTCTTCTTCTGTCATTAATTCTTCACATAATTTTTCGCCTTCTTTGGCACCTATTATTTTTATTTTATCTGAATAACCTTTTGCTATATCTATGAGCTTTTTCTGTTCGCCCATATCTAAAATAAATATCTCTCCTCCTTTTCCTTTCTTAGATGCCTCTATAACTAGTTTACAAGCGTCTTTTATGCTCATAAAGTAGCGTGTCATTCTAATATCTGTAATGGTTATGGGTTTGCCTTCTTTTGCTTGTTTCTCCCATTTCTTAATTACACTTCCTCTGCTTCCGAATACGTTGCCAAATCTTACTACAATATACCCACTTCGTTTAGCCATTATTTCTCCTAAGAGTTTAGTTGTTCCCATTAGACTCGTTGGATTAACTGCCTTATCTGTGGAGATAAACACAAGTTTCTTGACCTTATACTTCTTGGCTGTCTCAATTACATTCTTTGTGCCCTGTATATTTGTTTCTATTACTTCATATAGGTTCTCTTTCTCATAGCTTGAAAGATGCTTATACGCTGCTGCGTGATAAACTATGTCAGGCTTATAATGACTAAATATATCATTAAGTCTTTCTCTATCTCTTATGTTGGCTATAACTGGTGTGCATCCCTCTAAATCGTAAAGTCCACTTTCATCTTGGTCAACTGCAATTACATTATTAGTCTTACTAAGTTGTCTAACAAGTTCACTACCTATTGAACCTGCTGCCCCCGTAATTAAGATTGTCATAATTAACTTTTAGATTGATTAGTCCAATTCGATGTATTCTTTGATTGTTTAGTATACGCTGTTGTATTCTTACTCTGGTTAGTAAAAGATGTAGTGTTTTTCGTCTGTCCTGTATAAGAAGTAGTATTCTTAGATTTGTTTGTCCAATTAGTTATACTTTTGATAACCTCATCCCATCTCCATACTTTTCTATATGAGGTAGCCAATGTATCTACTAAAGAAACTGAATCTGATATAACTTGTCTAAATGTTCCTCTGAATTTAGCTATAAAAGAATCTACAAGTGTCATTGTGTCGCTTATTGCCTTTCTAAATGATATTCTTTTTGTTAATGTGTCTACTAAAGTAATAACATCAGATTGTGTTTTTCTAAAGGTTGCTCTCTTAGATAGACTATCTACTAAAGTGATAGTATCTGTTATTGTTGCCCTGAATATATCTAATAATCTGATTGTAAAAGAATCAACTAGCGTTATTGAATCACTTATTGTAACTCTAAAGATATCTCTGATTTGTGCTAAGAAATTATCTACCAATATTATTGAATCAGAAATAGATTTTCTGAATGATACTTTTTTAGATATATTATCCACTAAAGTAATTGTATCAGTAATCGTTTGTCTAAATGTACCTGTAAAATCAGCAATGAAAGAATCAACTAAAACTATTGAATCTAATACTGATTTTCTAAAATTTGTTTTCTTAGACAGATTGTCAACTAAGGTAATTGTGTCGCTTATAGTAACTCTAAATAAATCTAATAATCTAGTCGTTAAACTATCTACTAAAGTTATTGAATCCGATATTATCTTTCTGAAATTTGCTCTTTTAGAAATATTATCAATCAAAGTTATAGTGTCAGATATTGCTTTCCTAAAATATACCGTTAAAGTTAAATTATCTACTAACTCGATGGTATCTGAAATAGACTTTCTAAAAACGGCTCTCGGTGCTAAATTATCTACTAATGCCATTATATCTGATATCACTTTTCTCCAATTTGCCCTCACAGAAAAATCTAATCCTGTTACTGGGTCTGGTACTTCTAATATTGATATTACATCAGTTATTGTTGCTCTATATGTTGTTCCACCTTCTGCTTCAGTTGTAAATTCAATTTCATCTCCATAAACATATCCATCTGTCGCCTGCCAAGCCCAAGCTCTAACATAATAAGTTGTGGAGGGGTCTAAATCTTCTAAAGAACCTGTGAATGCTCCAGTTCCGTAATTTCCTTCTTCTGTTGTGAACCATTCATAATCTGTGTCTCCAGGTGCTGGTGCAGCACCACCCTCATATACTTTTACAAGGTCAATCCCTGCATCCCCAGCAAAACCAGTAGCACCAGTATAATAAAATCTTATTTTTTCTGTGTTACTAGGAAAAACTGCATCAGTAACGTGAGTCCAAGGGTCAAGTTCATCTGTTTGTTCCTGTTGTCCGTTTTTTGTCAAAAATGCTGTCCAGCCAACTCCATCATAGGCTTCTAATGTCAAAATTCCAATATCAGCTCCGTACATATGATAATAAAAATCTACATGACCACCAGTGGTTTCACTTAATGTATATGTCATTGAGTCCCAGTTCCCACCATTACAAGCACTAGATGAAGTTTCATAATAAACATAATGTGTTCCATCCTGTGGTGCAGAAGGACCAGTATTGCCAGAACCAGTATTATTGGTATCAAATTGTAAACAATTACTACCTACGCCTGCATCATTTACCCAATCACCAAAAGTATTGTCAAAACTTTCAGTATCAACAAGTGATTCACTTCCTTCTGGTAAATCGTGGCTAGCATCATCATATACAAATCCTCTTTTATCCGCATTTTCAGCACCAACATCTGTTATATTTCCATTAGCTGTTGCCGTTGTAGAAGTTACATCTGATGCGGCTTGGGTTGTCACCGTAAGGACTGCTGGTGTATAGGTAACGTACATAGACCAATTAGTATTATCTGCTGCATCGTCCTCGTTCCACGGGTCAACAGCCTTCAGAGTAGCATAGAGACCGCTGTCGTTATAACGCCTCAATGGGTCCACCTCATCAGACCTAAGTGATACATCCCCAGCAGTTAAACCAGCAGCATTCCCAAGAGCAACGATAATGTAGTCATCTGCTGATAGTGACTCTGAACTACCCGTAAATGTAAACCAAGCAGCACTTGTTGTGACATCATCCGCCCCTTCTGCTCTTTCGATTCCGACAACAAGGTTATGCGAGTCAGCACCCGCACTATCCTCTCTATATAGTGCAGCATACATATCAAGAGTCTGTGTGCTACTTGTTGCTCTTAACCCAAGCTTAATTGAGTCCAATGTTCCTGCTATCCCCAGATTGTGTGCCTCACCACTGATATAACTGCTTCCACCAAAACGAGCTAAATCAAAAGAGTCAGTTCCACCAAGACTTGTATACCCAAACGTATCATTACTTTTAATAGGATAAACTGCATTATCTAAAAATTCTTGTGGTATTTCTACTGTGTAAGTTCCTGCTTCTTTATCAATATGCAATATACCCCAACATTCTTTTCCATCTGCATCATATAAATGTGGTCTAAAAATATGTCCTACTTTCCCACATTTATATTCCATTCCTCTACTGTCATTCATCCCACCCTTAGTAGAGTGATAAATAGCATAACTACCAACTACATTTTCAGGTCTGATGTCACCTCTATCTTTTGCTTCTTGAGAAAGTTCTGGTTGATAATAAAAATCTACTCCTTTACTTTGTAAAGTAAACTCAACTATATTACTTTCTGGCTTCTCTTTTAGATACCAAATAAATTTAAATCCTTCCTCATGGTCATAGAATTCTAAATCTATTTTATCTTTATTCCAATTTTTTAAACGAACTGAATAATTAACCTCATTATCCCACCTCATCATTTTAATCTGTGGCTTGAAATCAGGCTGTTTGTAATCACCAACCTCAATTTCAATCCGGTCCTTTAAATCGTCTTTGATAAGATGTTTCTGTTTCTCCATTAGTCTACGTCTAAATTATAAGTCATAACTAATTCATCACCATCTTCCATAGCTTTTGCTGCGAAAGTTCCACCCGCTAACATAACTCCACTAGATGCTGTATCAAAGATACCTGCTTCTTGTATTGTATATGTTCCTGTTGCTGCGAATGAATTAACTAATCTCAATGTATCATTTGCTCCATCTGTGGTGACTTGTGTTGTTGTTGCTGCTGCTCTAGCTAAACTTCCACCTGATACTTCTGCTCCTAATCCTGTGTCTGCTGCTAAAATAGTTACTGCTGATGTTCCTATCCCAAGATAGGTAAATCCAGTAGTTTTTAAACCACCGATTAATCCTGCTACACTATCAATTCCAGTTGTTGTAACTGTGTTACAAACTGTTATTTTTTCTTCAGTGCCATCTTTTCTAACTAATTTAGCTGTAAAATGTCCACCAATATGTATTGCTCCGTTTAATTTCATTTTTTTATTGTTTTTATTTTGAGACCTTTATAACCTGTACAGCCCTTCGTCTTGAGCTGCTAACCTTAATTTTTTAGCTGTGTTTCGTTTCCCGTAGAACTTAGTTAAATCTTGTTTCATAATAGATATGTTAGTCTGGAAAGACTGTATCTTATTATCCATATTATGAGCTAAAGCATAGTCTAATGCTGCCCCATAAGAAAGTAATCTATGAAAATCATTACTAAATCCTGGTTCTGTTGATGTATCTGCTGTGGAAAACTCATCTATCCCTCTTGAGAAATACACCTTTATTCCTGCTGTGGTTGTTATATTAGCTGCTGCTGGTGCTGGATATAGCACTAAAGAGCTACCAATTAAGTCAAAGTATTGTGGCATACCATCATTCCCTCTAAATCTTGTCATAGCTTCTCCAATTTCACTTTGGTCTAACTCTGTTAAAAGAGTATAGTTTCCAGTGGTATCTAGTATTTCTACTCTCATTATTTTTTGAGCTGAACTAGGTAGTGCATAATCTGATTGACCCACTACTAAATCTGCTGTGGCAATAGGAAAATCTGTATAATTACTATCATCATACTCCCATGTTCCAGTTGCTTGCCATATCCAAGAATTAGCTTTACGATACCAGCTATTCATGTTTCTTGTTATGTTTGTTGTTGAATATGAAGTTGTGTCATTTACGCTAAATCCTAATAAGAATCTTACATCCTGACATAACCCCAATCCAGTACTCTCGTCGTTGAACTCCATTTTTGTTATATTAATTTTTTATCAAACTTTAAGTAGTGACCTTTTTGTGCTACAAGTTTGCCCCCAAACCCTTTCTTAAAGAAAGCGATAGTTGGTTTGTTTGCTCCTGCTAAATCAAACCTTTTTAGTTTCTTTTTATTCATGTCCTTCATTGCTTCCCATAAGATAGCCGAAGGAGAACCATCTGGTTTAATTTCTTTATCTCTTGCTGCCATTAAATAATAGGCAGTATTTTCATCCCAAGATACGAGTGCCATCGCAGTTGTAGTAGCGTATATGTGGCATTTGTTTCTTAATTCGTCGTATTTATTAAATATTTGTTCTGTTGTTATCCACCTATCTGGTCTAGTCTTTGCGTGCATTTCATCAAATGTTTTTATGTCCTTTGTTTTGAATACTTTTAACGGACATTTCTTAATATCATATTTAACTCTCTTGTCAAAGTTTTTCCAAGTATCATCTATGTTTTTTATATCTACAACAAAAGTTTGTTTCATTACATTAATGAGCTATATATTTTCTTTAAATCAAATATAGTTTTGTGTCCGCAGGCATAATCTAAATGACAATATACTTTGTATCCTTTGTTTTTAGCTCTTTGGCAGAAAGCTAGGTCTAAGCCAAACTTTCTTACTCCGTCTGTATCAAATATATCATTAAATGGTGCACTGACATCTTCTAAAACTTTCCTTGATAACAATAAACAACCCGTACCGACTGCATCTGTTTCAATCAATCCCTCGTGCCCATTAACTCTATCTATATTATAATCTCCTTCTGGGCTTCTTTTAAGAACTAATGGTGCTACCATGTTCTTTTGGAAAAAGAAACATATCGGTGAGATAATATCTTTTTGAAAGTCTGCTAAATCAAGAACATTATCTGGCGGTATAATATCGTCATCAATCATTAATAAGTAATCATATTCTTTCTGTGCCAAGAAATCTTGAACAATCTTATTTCTGTTATTAGAAATCGGACTATTGCAAGGATATGTAATCATTATATTATATTTACTATCGTGAGAAGCATTATGTAGAAATCTTGATAATTCTACTTTAATTTCTCCTTGGTTTAATACTGCAATATATATACTTTTGTTATTTGACATAAAACTCTTTTATAGATTTAATAATAAACTTGACCTCTTTATCGGTGATTGCCTCATTGACTGGCAACCTTAATGTTTGTGCTTCATACCTTATTGAGTCCATACATTTTTCTATTGGAAAGAAATAATCATTTTCCATTGTTTCAATCCCTTTTTCTTTTAAATGGTTGAATAATAAATCTCTATTATGTTCTAAGATTATGAAGTCTTGCCATACTCTTTTAGAGCCTCTGTCTTCTGTGAATCTATATCCTAATCCTTTTAAATATAATTGAGCTATTTCCTCTCTCCTAGCTATAACTTTATCTAAATACTTTAATTTAACATTTAGAATTGCTGCTTGGAGATTGTCTAATCTTGAATTGATACCCCATTTTGAATAATCTTTCTTATAATGGTTTCTTAGCTCTTTAACTTCGTTATAAATCATCTTATTATCGGTAACTATAGCACCACCATCTCCATAGCAGCCTAATATTTTAGCTGGATAAAATGAGAAACAACCTGTAATCCCGAATGTTCCTGCTTTCTTATTGTTCTGTATAGCTCCCAATGCTTGACAAGCGTCTTCTATTATCGGTATATCTCCTGCTTTCTCTTTGAGTTTTTCCATATCTGTCATAAACTCTCCTGCCATATGAGAAACCATAATAGCTTTTATATTCTTTAAGTCTTCAAACTTTTCGCCTACATCATATAAGAATAATTCTGCTTTTAATTGTTTTACTACTTGTGCCGTCGCTACAAATGTATAACTAGGAACCATTACCTTATCTCCTTGTTTAATCCCTAATGCTTTTAAGGATAAATATAATGCATCTGTTCCGCTATTTACTCCTACACAATATTTACTACCTACATATTTTGCAAAGTTTTCTTCAAACTTCTCTACGTCTTCTCTTAGTATCAAGTCTCCACTTGACAAAACTCTGTCTATCTCTTTTAATATTTCTTTTCTTATTTGTTTATAACTTTCTCCAAACTTAACGTATGGTATTTTCATAAACCGAATTTTTCTTTAATTGCTTTTTTATCTATATCGTTGAATTGTTTTCCTCTAAAGGAATTGTCCCAAGTGGTTGAAATGTTCCCTCTGTGGACTCCGCACATATACCTGCCATCTGGTAATTTAGTGGCATCAAATATTTGTGGAAGCAATTCGTGGCTCTCTAGTCCTTTAACGTATTCTAAATGCTTAGAGGCATCAAAGAATGCGTCTGAGGGGTATATGACAGTGTATTTAGAGCAGCTAGAATCTCTATTCCACTCTGCTATTCTGTCCCCCACCATGTCCATTATATATCCACTAAAGTAATATGTTGCTCCCCTTTCTTTGGGCTCTACTTTTTGTATTTCTTCTAAGGCAATCTTAGAAAACATATCATCTGAGCCTAGGTCTGTCTTATAAATCCACTCTGATGGTTCTAACCATTCTTTTAAATAATCTAAGGATTTTTGCATCCTTTCTTCTAGGTCTTGATTGTGCCAAGTTCCTCTATCATCGTGCATCATTACTCCATCAAATGTGAATATGTGTTTTAATCCAGCGTCTTCTATATCCTTGGCTATTTGTGTAACAACTGGGTTATCTTTTTCTTCTGGTCTGAATGAAATCCATATTGTGAAGTCTTTCGTAGTCTGTGCCTTTAGACTTTTAACAACATAATCTCTAAATATGTTTGCTCTATATTGGAACCAAGAGTCTCCTTTATACTCAGTAATTCCTAATCCCGTAAAAGGGATGTAAATTAAATGGGTTTTCTTTTGCATATTAAATTATAGTGAAGTGCTAATTTTTCTGATGCTACATCGTGGTCTGCTCCTAACTTCTCATAAGTGAAATACTTATCTAATATATCCCAGAACTTCTGAGTTGAGCCTCCAGCTCCTTCTATGTAACTAGGGTAATATTCTATGACCATTTGTAGATTAGGATTATTCTCAAAGGTTTCTTGTAATCCTTCTAAGGCTTCTGGCTCTCCTCCGTCTATGTCCATCTTTATGAAGTCAACCTTTAGGTTGTGCTTCTTTACTAGGTCATCTACTTTAATACCTTGGACTTTCCAATCCATTTTCTGATAACCTAGAATAGGTAATTGGTATTCTATATTCTGATTATAAGCTGCGTTATTATATCGTATTGACCTGTCTTCATACCCATTATTCTTGACATTATAATCCATATAATTGAATTGCATTGGTCCTTGTTCTACTGATAGAACTTTTCCAGTGCTTCCAACTTGCCTTGCGAACAACAATGAGAAGTATCCTACTGATGTTCCTATATCTATTGCTGTTTGCCCCTCTTTAAGAATGTTTTTGACTAATTCAGTTGTCTCTGGTTCCCACGTTCCTAAAGTGTGTTTAATCCAAATTAAATCTTGCATATTAACTTCCCTTTTCTTGTCTTGCGGAAGCCATATAACAAATTTATGCTCATCCATTTTAAGGGTTGGATGATTAGAATTTAACTTTTGCATTTGATTCTTCTGTTGCATAATTATTATTAGGAAATAATTTTTTAAATAATTCTATATCTTCTTCGTTCGCACTCGGGTCGTGCCATAAACTATGATTGGCTATTCCAAAATATTGGTCTTTATTTTCATCTGTGATTCCTGTTTGCTCCCATACATCTTTGAAATCTCCTTCTATTATTTTGGCATTATCTGTAAATACTTTGAATGTTGGTTTAAATGTATCGTGACAATTAAGCCCCTTTCTAAATGCTTGTATCCCTATATATCCTTTGTGGTCTTTATAGAGAACGTGTTGTAGTCCAAAACTACATCCAACGTCCACAACTATTTTATCTTTTGGTATATGTTCTGCTATACTTACATTATCTTGCACATAACAAGTGTAACCATCTTCTCTTTTAACCCCGCTTAATCCAGCTATTTCTTCGAGATATTTATTAAACTCTTCTTTAAAGTTTTCGATGTATGAGTCAAATAAATCCAACTTTTTTACATTTAGTTCACCCATGGAAATGCATTTAAGTTTTTACTCCAATAATCATGACCTTTCTTATTATAATCTTTCTGCTCTTTAAGAGATTTAAGGTGTTCTTCTAATTCTTTACTGTCTTGGAAATTCCACATCTCTGGAAACTTCATTTTGGTTATAGTATATTGTCCATTAAGAATTGATTTAACTGGAACTTCTGAGAACCCTTCGTGAACATTTCCTCTAAAGCCACATTGATATTGTTTAATATCTTCGTTCAGTTCTTCGTCTGTTACTTCTCCATGACAAATCACATTCAATGGTTTTTCAACTTCGTTCCATTCTAGTATCCCATATACATGAAAAGTGTAATCTGGGAACTTCGGAGCTATCTCTATAATCTTATCAAGTCCATATTCTTTCTCTCTGCCTGGGTGAGCACACATCCATATATGAGGTGTATCACTTTGTTTATATGTTATATCAAAGCCATTGACATCTCCTAAGAATGATTGTGTAATAATAGGTTCAATCCCTATACTTCTTAGGTTTTCTGCTTCTATTTCTGTCTCACAATAATGTTTAGTCTCTGGATAAAGTTTTAATCTTCTTTTAAACTCGATATCTTTTAAGGTGTTTAATATGTCAGAACCGCACCAAAATATGCTTCTTTCTTTAATGTCTGAATACCACCAAGCATTATAATCGTGCATTGTATACATTCCAAAAAATAATACGTGTTCTGTTGGGTCCTCAATGCCTTCCCATTCTTTTAATCCCCAAGTTTTTAAGGCTCGTTCTTTAAAATTGATTACCGATAAACTAATTCTTATTTTTGGTTGCATATATTTATCATATCTTTTATTTTATTTTCAAATAAACAACTTTTCATTACAAAATCTTTACCATTTTTTGCAACTTTAGTTTTAATCTCTCCGTTCTCTGGGCTTAAGAAGAACTCTATACAAGCTACAATGTTCTCATAACTTGTAAATCCTGCAAAATGTGTTCCATCTTCTAAACCTTCTTCTTTAAGTCCGTATAATCTTGGAAAGATTAAGAAACCTCCACAAGCTAAAGCCTTGTATATTTCTTCTGTCCAATAGAAATTATCCATTATTCCTTTTAAATGAACTATGATGTTAGCTGACTTTGTTAGGTCTGCCATTTCCTCGTTTGTCAATTTGTCAAATACTTGCAAGTGGCTACCATATTGCTTCTTCAATGTCTTAATGGTATCAACCATGCTGTCATATATGTCTCCAATAACAGCTATCTCGCATTTAAACTTTTCACTCTCTTTCCCTTCTTTTATTTTTGTTGCTCCGTAATGTAACGGATACACGTTATCAAATTTGTGTCTTCTTATAAATGTATCATCATTTAAGAAAACTAAATCTGTAACTGGGATTATTTTATTAGCAAAGGCTTCTCTCATGCCAACAATCTTGTTCATCTCTATCATTACCTTCTTACATTTGATTTCTTCTAATAATCCTATTGTTCCCATCACTCCTTCTGAGAATGTTCTTTCATCTGTCTTCGAACTCATATCTATTCCACAATCATGGAATATAAATAAATCTGATTCATTAGCCTTCTTTATAAGAAAGTCAGGTTTCGTATAACAGGCATCATATTGATTGACTGTGTGCCCTAGTTTTTCTAATAAATCAGCTATTACTTTCGAATCTGTTGTTCTCACAACATTGAATTTCCCTAAAATTGTTATTTTCATACGTCGTTTCCTTTCGTCATCAGGTGCAGTCCGAAAGGTTTGCACCCGATAAACGACATTAATGTTATGCTACTGTGATTAATTTCACTCCCTCGTCTGGACCAGCACATACTGCTCCGTAAGCCAAATCACCGATGATTCTCTTAGCTAAAGCGTTTGCTACTGGCATAGTCTGTAGTCTTGGTGTACCTCTTCCTGCTCCAGTATCGCCATAAGCGTATATTAGAGACCTAGGATGGATAAACAAGTTTCTACGACAAGTTACTGGGTAACCTTCTTCGGCTAGACCTAATGGTGTACCAACTAACGTTGTTACAAACACTGGTTTTCCGTATAAAGACCCTAATGGTCTTAATGTACCCTCTTCTGTTGCAATTGATTTTATTCCCGCTTGGGAAGCGTCAATCAACTGTGTTCGTCTGAATAACTGTCTCCAGTAAACATTCGGATGAACAAAGAAAGCCATATCTTCCATAGGTAAACTAAATGATTCTGCTATTCTTAAACACTCTGTAATAGAAGTGTTGTTAACAGATACCAATGAAGTTCCTGTATGCAAGTTAAGGTTTCCTGCTACACCGTCTTTGCCAATCAATACTTTGTCGAAAGCAATAGCTAACTGTGGTGCGATATCTTCTTTAAGATATCTGTTCTGTAGATTATAATTGTTCTTCATTCTTCCCAATTCGAAGTCTGAGAATTTTCTTGAAGATTTAATCCAAGAATCCACTGTTAATTGTACTCTTGTTTCTGTAAATGTTGGGTCAGTAATGTCACCAGTTGTTGTTGTTAAACTGGAAGGTGTTTCCCCTTTTGTTAAATTAGGAATTGTGATGGTTTCTCCGCCCTGTGCTGCTAATTCGTAGGACATGTCCATGAAAAATTTAGCTGCGTAGACTTTTTCGTGAAAGTAAACTCTTAACGAGTCACTCCAAATCTCAGGTGAAAAAACCCTATAATTAGTTCCTCCTGCCATAAGTTATTATATTCCTGCCGTCTTTCTATCTGCCGACTCTAGTTCGGCTACACGTTGTTCTACTAGTTTCTGAACATCTCCTTGTTTAGTCTTACCTGCTACAGATAATTCTTCATTAAAGCTGTCGTCTTCCGTAGTTGACGGAGATGAAGGTGCTGGAATATTGTTTTCGTTTGCGACCTTTTCTCTCTTTGCTGTGATTGCGGTTTGTACCCATTCGTCTTTAGTAGCTTTTACAATATCTTCTGGTGTTTTACCATCAGCGTTTTTTAAAATAAACTCTACTTCGTCTTCACTAAAAGAGCCTAAGGCTTTAGTTAGTTTGACGATTTCTAGTGGGTCTTGCGTTATTTGTTCTGCAACCTCCTTGTTGTTAACTTTAGATTTCTCTTCTCTTAAGGTTTTATTATCAGCTTCAGATTTTTCAAACTTAGTCTTATAATGTTCCTTTTGAGCTAACGCAGACTGCAAGTCTTTGTTTTCTTCAGGTTTTTCTTCCTGTTTAACTTCTGGTGTTGTTTCCACCTGTTCATTTTCAGGAGTTTCGTTCTCCATTTGGTTTTCTTCTTCCATAATTGTTCTTTTTAAAGACTTTAGTGTCTGTTTCATTGCTTTTTTTTACGAGAGTTTTGTTCTCAACGACTCTTTAAATAATGTAACCATCTTGGACAGTTACGTCTTGTGCTGCACTAACTGTGTTAGATATTCCATTCACGATTCCTCTAAAAATATTTGTGGTATCCATCTCCCATGTTGCATCTCTTACTAATTTAATTCCTTTAGTTTTAGATGCTGCTAAGCCTAATCCTAGAAATATTAAATACGGACCATTATTAGTAATCCTCATATTTGTTCTTTCAGCATTAGCAGCGAAAATTTGTTCAGACGTTGTGCCTGATAATGTCATCGCTGTTGAATTGATTGATGTATATTCTGTTGTGCCTTCTGTTGGGTATGCCATATTAGTATGTATTATTAACTTTGTTTTTTACTAGGATTTTTACCTAACGACTCTTTATTTTTTTACTTCTTCTTTTGGCTTTGGTATTATAGCCTGTCTTAAAACCTCTACTGATTGAACTAGCGTTGTATGTTGTTCTCTATTTAATTGCATTGCTGCAACTGCTGCGTTTAAATTGTTTAATGCTTGTTCTGGTGTCATATATTTATTTAATTATTTCTTCCTCTTCATCTTCAACAGATTTCAAAGCGTCGATTTCTGGTTGTAAAATTTCGAGTTCTGCTAACTCTGCTTCTTTTTCAGAAACTTCTTCATCAATCTTAATATTTATTGCAATATTTTGTGCTTTTTCTGTTTGCAAACTTGCTATTTCATAAATTATCTTACCTTTATAGTTTTGATAACCTATTATTTGCTCTTTTACATCTGTGTCAACGACCTTTATTTCTGGTTTTTCCTTTACTTCGTATATTACTTCGTATGTTTTTGTCATAATTTTATTTATTAATGTTTATTTGTATGTTCATACCAATTAAACTGTTGAGAGGCGAATCCAGCACCACCAGATTCATTTCTCACCTTAAAGTCATAAATAGTATTTTCTTTTAATATTAATTCTCCTGTACTTCTTGCTGAACCTCCTATTTTTTTACCTGAACCAACTTGAGCTGTTACTATACATGTTCCACTATCTGTTATTGTAGGATTAGTATAAACAAGAATAGCGGGTTCATTCGTACTATTTCTATTTCTATTATATGAAGAAAGGCTTGTTCCGCTATCTGATATCGATACACCCTCGCAAACATTTAATTTCATTTCGGTTTCAACTTCTGCTTCAAATATTATGTGTCCCCATTTGGGTGTATTCGGCGTGACAACTAAAAGATGAGCATAATCATTATTTGCGATATCTCCAGCCACAGTAAAAACATAAGAACTCCCGCTATGTATTTCGTGATGTTCATATTCTATTGTTTGTAATGTGTTAGTGACTCTATCCATTCTTACGTCGTCAACATTTGACTCCGTAGAGGAATATCTAGCCACCATATTTTTCCAATAACTCATAATATCCAATATACGCTAGCATCAGAGATAATCTTTATGCTGTCGTATTGACTATTTAATAATTGTGTATTACTACCATCAATAGTTGTGCTACCTGTTGTATTAGCATCAACTGTAATAACTCCTGTTCCGACGTTTTTAATTGTATATATTTTACCTGCTGACACTACTGGTAAATCTATTGTAAATGTTTCATTCCCAGCCCCACAAGTGATAACATCATCTGCTGCGGTTGCTGTATAAGCTGCTGTTTTAGCTACTATATTGTATTTATATCCACTAGCTTGGAATGTTCCATTCACCCTTACTAAATCATTATCAAATTCACCATATATCAAAGGCGTAGCAGAGTTAGTATTTTCTATATACAACATATTAGACCCTGCTTCGTTGTATCCAGCATTGTATCCAATTAAGATATTACCAGTACCAGTATTATCTCGCCCCGCCTTATTCCCTATATATACATTGTTATTACCAGTTGCAGCATAACCAGCATCTTTACCTATAGCTGTATTCTTATCACCACCTGTTAATGAACGAAGTGCACGACTACCGATAGCCATATTCTCAATACCATCAATATTATTGCCAAGAGCATAATATCCCATAGCAGCATTATCACCACCCTCAGTATTATCTTGAAGAGCCCGAACACCTATACCTACATTAGCTCTACCTGTTGTAATTGATTCTCCTGTATCGTGACCAATGAAGACGTTCCAGTGACCTGTGGTGTTATTATATCCAGCATTATTACCAATAAAAGTATTTTGCCAACCTTCTTCATCTTCACCGTGTTCTAAATTACCTGCTCCTGCGGCATTTACACCAAGTAATGTGTTGGTGTCACTTGATAAATAATAATCTGTGTGAACATCGCCAGTAAGATATACATCATTTGATGTTCCTAATGTAATTGTATGACCACCACTACCAATAGCACTGTATCCAATAACAATCTCATTAACTACTCCACTCGCTGAGGCTTTTGTAGTTCTTCCAATATATACAGAATTACTTGTTGCTATGTTAGGGTCTGAACCATTTGCTATATATCTACCTGCGTTATGACCAATAGCTGTATTGCCACCTGCTGTAATACTAAAAAGAGATGCCCAGCCAATAGCTGTATTATTAGATGATGAAACATTAGAGCCTAAAGAATTACTACCAACAGCCATATTTTGAGCCCCATCCTCAATATCTTTAAGTGCATTGTGACCTATAGCTACATTAGAATATCCAGTTGTATTAGCATACCCAGCATAATATCCAAGAAATGTATTTAACCAACCCTGAGAGGCTGAATTATGTTCTAAGTTCCCTGCACCTGCAGCATCTATCCCTAAAAAAGTATTTGTATCTTGACCTAAATATTGGTCTGTATAAACGTCGCCACTTAAAATATTTACATCACCTTTTAATACAGTTTTAGTTACATTATCATTTCCCAATACTACTGAGTTAGAACCTACACCTATAGCACTATATCCAAAGACATTTTCGTTAGTTACTCCATCTGCTGAAGCTTTAGCATAAGCACCTATGTACACAGAACTGCCTGTTGTTTCATTTGGAGTAGAACCATTGGCGATATATCTACCAGCAAAATAACCTATAGCTGAGTTAAGAGTTCCTGCTTTGTTTGCATTAAGAGAACTTACTCCTATAGCTGAGTTACCATATCCTGTAGTGTTATTATACCCAGAATACTGCCCAATAAATGTGTTGTTCCAGCCTTCATTTCCTGAACCATGCTCCAAATTCCCTAATCCTGCTGCGTTCACACCAAGAAAAGTATTACCATCATTTCCTAGGTATTGGTCAGTATAAGCATCTCC